GACGTGTGATTAATCTCGAAAGAGTTGAGATTAATCTCGAAGAAGAACTTCCATCCTTCTCCGATACTACGTAATTCTACGTAGTCGGACGGGATATAGTCCCAATTCGAACTATATCGAGTCCTAATGAAGGTTCGGCTGTTGTCGGACATCCTGATAACAACCTTACCTTTCCTAAGGGTTCCAGCTAGTGCAGCCAGTAAGACCGCGGATGGGTTATTAATCCAACCTTTGATCTTAGGAGGCCGAGCCTCTACGTCGGTAACTGAGTACTCACGAATTCTCTTACTCATAAAGCGGTAAGCAACTCCGCCAGTGAATTTAGAGAAGACGCGCTTAGTCAGCATGCTATATGGGACCTTTATGCCAGCATCATCCATCTCAGATAAAGGGACGCGCAGAAAACGCGTTCCCTTCATAAGATATTGGACGGTATTGGACAAAGGGATTCTCAATACTGCACTCCAACGATTAAGACGATTGATAGCTGAATACCGGTCGCTTACCGTTTTAAGGGTTTTGATATAAACCCCGCGAACGTTGTAGCCAAGATAGTAATCTTCGCCACACGACTCTCGGAAAAAGCCCTCGTTAAAGGACTTATCTACGTTAACACTGAAGCCACAAAGTGACAGAACCTTAACTAAGAGGTCATAAGCCTCTTTTGTACAGATTATGTCATCGCCGAAAACGGCGAAGTTGCCCAGTGAATGTCTAAAAGGCCTATCAAAAGGAATAGATAGAACCTTATAAACACCGTAGACCAAAGCAGTAAAGAATATCGTCTGGAGGGGGAAAGTATAAGCATTCCCCATAGACGATATCATATGCAACTCAACCTCAGTTCCATCTGGAAGGATGGTAACGGCTGACCGACACATCTCCAGCAGTCTTACGACGTGCTGAGGAAACATCGATCGAACCAAACTGAGAGACATTGAATCCGAGGCAGAAGATAGATCGATAGTACCAAATCTACCGTCTAAGGATCCAAGCCGAGCAAACACGCGGTTCTTATCTGGCTGTGTTGACAGATCAATT